TTTGTGTGTAGTTCCAACGATTCGAGTAACAAAGAAAGATTCATTATTAATCGCAGGCTGAATTACCTTATTACAAGCCGGACACATTTCCGGTTCATAATCTTCTGGTTCTCTCTGTAGAACTGTAGTGAACTCATCTTCCTGATTCTGTTCCTGTTCAGCCTCGCGCAATTCAGCAACTTCGTGATTCAGTTTATCATCAATATTATAACCACACTCAGGACAAGTAGTTATCTGATGTTGTTCCTCTATTTCTTCCTTTTCATCCTCAGCATAGGTTCCAAAGTATTCATCAGACTTAGGATAAGTATAGCCAGCCACCATTCCTTCCGTGCAATAAATGAATAGCGCGTGAAGCCATACCAACTGAACATTATTATGCCTATAGATTAACTGAGCAATTTTATCACCGGCTTTAGCCGTAGCCAAGTCAAGAGTGTTATCCGCATCATCAGGATAACACTTAATAGGAGGCACAACAACTGATAGTGCAGCAATGATTGACTCAAGATAAGCACGAAAGACATTAATTGGCTTATCATAGTAAGACTGTTGCGTATCATCCGTTTGAACTTCATCCCAGATACGCCAATCATGTGCAACCTCGCTATACCATGCTTTCTGAAAACCTTCCCAAAATAACTTAAGCCTCCGCCATGTACGAATCTGGCGCTCTCTAATTTGACGGTCTTCTCTATCGAAGTGACTAATCACTTCTTTTAAGAGAGCCTGAACATCCTCAGAAGTTTCTTTAGCCATTAAAAGCCGCCATAAGCTCCACGCAATCCCCTACCCATACCCCTACCACCAAAAGGATTACCACCAAATGAAGGAGGCATACTAGGTGGAGTAGGTTCCTGATAACCCCAAGGTGATTGTCCGTCAGGCGGCATAGGAGGATTATGGAATCCCATTCCACCACCACCCATCATTCCATCACCACCTACATTAGGAGGCATACCCCCACCAGTAAATCCACCACCTGCCATATATGGACTAGGTGACATAGAAGGACCAGTATTAACTGGACCCCATGTACCTGCACCCTGTCCAGTAGGAAGATTAGAAGGTGGTGCATAAGGATTAGCAGGAGGAATTACTCTACCCCCCTGAACTGTTCCATATTGACGGAATGAATCATTGGGTCCACCAGAAGGGAGAATGTGCATCTGACTACCCATACCAGCATTAAGACCACCCATCTGTCCCATAGGATTAAGATTAGGTGCAGGTCTATTTCTATTTTGAGACATAGATGGACCTACATCCACACCCTGTCTTCGTTTTCCTCCCTGTACACCTTGAGGTTTAGGATTAGAAATCTTAGTCTCAGGTAAACCTCTAGCACTCCCCCAGTTACTAGTTCCAACATTCATTCCACCCATTATACACCATGCTTTCTAAGGGTCTTGAGAGAAGGCCCAGTTTCTAGGGTTTCTTCTTTTTTAGATTCAGACTTTTCATGTTTCTTTTTCTTATTAGCAGTAGCATAGAAAACACTCTTACCTTTTTCCTTGCCATACTGCTTCTTCATATTACCCATGACTTTTTCGCCGGAGCCACCATAGTATTTTGATAATGGCATGTTATTTCAACTTTCTATCGCTCCGAGCTTGTTTCCAGGGATAAGTACGTTCAGCCTCATTTGCTTCTATTTCTACATCACGCTTTTCCCACGATTTAGTTAAATCCATTAGTCTACTTCCTATCCCACGGGGCGGTTGACCTCTATGAGTAAGTTCATGAACTAGAGTATCTCTTAGATTATTATCTTCTTCTGTAGCCTGTCTATTAATTGCAATAGTTCCAGGATAATTCATTGCAGTTATACCACCTGGAAGCATACCACTTGCAAATCGCTCAAGTCTATTCATTGGTCTAGCGGTAATACCCCTAGATTCTCTAGGCATATTAATTTGTGCAGATGCAAATTGTTTCTGAAGCTCAGGCCACTCATCACCATTAGACCCCAACATCCTACTCATAAAAGTAGGAGAGGGGTCAGCACTAGAATCATGACCTTTTTTCTTCGGCAATTTTCAATTCCTTTTCAAGTTCGTCTGTAGAAATAGGAGCGTTACGTATTAATTTAGCTCGTTCTCTATCTTCAGCTTCTAGCATTTGTCTACGCACATTCCAAGGAACATTAATCGGCCGTGTAGGTTCCATTGGTTGTGACGGAGCAATAATAGCTGGCTCTGTAAACAATTTATTTAGAAGTTTAGTATTTTCAAAAGTTAATCTTTCAATCTGAGTCTGGAGAGTATCACAAGATAAACAAACTCTGGACTCTTTAAGCTCATCATAACAATGAGGACAATGAGGATTGAAGAATCTATGAATCCAGTTACTCATTTAATCCTCACATTACTAGGAGAACTTGGGGTGACTATGAATGCGAAACTTAAAGGGGCTGATTTTACACTTTCCCCCGCGAGATTATTAGCTGTTAGTGTAAGAGTATGTGCTCCAGGAGTAAAGGCCGGAAAAGCAACTTCACACTGATATGGTGATACAGTTCCTACACATGTTACAGAAATAAGGGTGGTCCCTACTGTTGCGGTATCAGGATAATACTTAAAAGTGTATCCCTGCGCTTCCGCTAATGTTGGAGCAGCCTGGTCCCACCCTATTTTAGAACTACCTGTAGCTGGTGGCTGTGCATATACCACCGATGCAAAAGTTACTATAAGGACAGCTAAGAAGTATGCTCTTTTCATGATATCCTTATGAAGTCCAGAAAATCCATTCTGCTGTAGGAGCTAATTCACAAGATACTGTAAGTAATATAAGTAGTATTGCAATAAACCATTTATAATTTCGATTACCTAAATCCATGATGAAACCTACTTACAACTTGCATTTTAACTGGAGCATCAATTCCTCGCATATTACGATAGTATGCTGTCCAATCCTGATTACCCTGGAGAACTTGAGTCATCTGGTCCTGTTTCTGAATCTTCTCAAATTCTCTAGACGCATCCATAAAATACCTCTCCGCCGAGTCACATGCGTATCTAAGGTCATCATAAGGGTCATCACCCTCAAATGTCGCCACATCCTCCGCAGGCTTGTTATCCCTCGGTTTATCATAACTACAAGCCCTAATACTATCAATCATTAATGGACAACAATTAGGATGCCCCTCATGTATCGCTTCGTCACAACGAAATATCTGTAGTCTAGGAATATTTGTCTCCGGTTCAGTAGGTTCAAACAGTTTAAGATATGATTTATAATCATCTAACCCTTTATTCCTAAGCATCCACATTGCATATTCTTCACTGTAGATCGGCAAGTCTGATGCTGGAACAACTGGTTTTAGCCTCCATCTTAAATATTCATGTAGTAACATCTTTCCTGAGATTCGACTTCCCGGAGAATTATTACTCAGTTCTATCGGCCTCCCTAATGCAGTTTCAATCTGCTGTTGGATAGTATGTTCTTGTCCCCTATCCTGACTCGCCGACCTACAGAACTTAATTACTCTAGGATTGTCTCGTTCTACATAATTTTTAACTATCGGTGCCCATTCCTCAATCTTGGTTTTAAGCCAAGTTAATTCACGGTATAGATATAATTTCTTGCTTGGTGAAATTGCATAGAAACCAATATAAGTCATCGCCGCAAATCCCCAATCTCCAATGACCATTTTAGGCCACCAATCAGGGATATTAAATGGCGGAATTACATGCAATGCGTTTTCGGGTTCATCTGGATAATGCCTATCCCTAAATTCATCAAACACTTGTCCTTGATAAGCATCCCAATCACCAAATTTACGAGCTTTACGCTCCGCCTCAGACGGAATACCATCCAAACGAGCAGAATATTCCGGATCAGCATGGGGATTATCGACAACAGTTGAGTGAACGTAAAATCGTTTAACATTACCTTTTCCTACGATTATCTTACCACCATCTACGCATGGTGCAACAAATCGCTTCTTAACAAAGGTATGTCCGATTCCGCCTGGCATCCCTGCTGCTCTAATGATAGCAGGTAACTCAGAGACTTTAGTTCTGACCCTCGTGAAACCGATGTATAGATAGATATATTCAGTAAAAGAGGTAAGTTCGTCGGGAGTGAATAGATTGATTTCCATTGAATCGTATTTATGAACATCTGATTCCTCCTCACAATGTGCGAGAAATATCATCGCACCATCATTCGAACCACCAGTTCCACCGAATTGGTCAGGTCTAGGGAAGGTCCAGACCATATCAGTTTTATTAAAAGTAGCACCGAACTTTGGATATATTTCTCGTGACCTCGGAACAATCTCATTCCTTAACTCTGGAAAAGTCCGACGCATGAATACTTGTTTGAAAGTTGGATTCTCATGCCAGCGATGGATGAGTCCATATACAAGTAATACATCTGACTTTCCACTCGCATTCCCTCCACCATAGAACGCTTCAAATATACTAGTAGGAAGTGATAGAAATATCTCCTGCTTCTTATTTGGTTTCCAGAATCCTCGGTCAAATGCCATATTACTTTACGTTGACCTTGTTCTTAATATCTTGTTCAATTCGATTAATCTTCTGAGATACTGTAGCCGCACCTCCAGCTGCTAACAATGCAAGGAGAGTCTGATATGTAGCCTCGTCAATATAACCCATTGCATGAAGTCCCGCGAGGACCGCGACTATAGCTGCGATAATATAAGTCTTGTAACCTTCTAACATCTCTTGTATCTCCTTGATTGCTAATGCAGTTTGGATTACTTCTTTCCACCATTTCATATCGTTTAGTAAGGCTGGATTATCCTTTGCCTTACGAAGTAGTCCATATAGTTTCTGAATTCTATATAAGTTTATGATATTACCTAGACCCATTATTATATCTTCTTTAGAATGACTTTAACTGTCGCCACTCCCATGTTCTGTAAGAATCCCCCTGAGAGTTCGGACATTCCATTCGCAAGCGCTACAGCAACACTATCCGTAAAAGCTAGAATATTAGACTGTTCGAATGATGCCCCAGCGGTTTCACAGAACATATAAGTATATTTATTTGGGAGAGCATAAATCTGCCCTGCAACCAAATCTGTAACTACACCAATAGGGATTAATTCAGTCATTAGAATCCCCTTATAATTACTAGAGCATCCCCGGCGGTACTACGAATAAATGCCCCCGCGACTGGAGATTCACCATCCGTAAGTACCATGTTAATATCGGCAGCAAACCCTACAGTATTAGACTGTTCAAATGCAGCTCCGGCAGTTGAACTGAATAGTATACCAAACTTACCCGGAAGGGCATAGACTACATTCTGAGTAAGAGTTGTAGGAATCCCTCTTTGAATCAATTCTGTAGCCATGACTATTCCTTCGGTTCAAACACCTTCATGTTACGAGAAAAGGTTTCCCACATTAATTCAACTTTAAGTTCAAGTCTACTTATAGCTCTAGTAGCTCTAGCAATAGCTACTAGTATTCCTAGATTAATGCCAGTATTTATTGCTTGAACTAATAAATTTTCAGTAATTACCATTTTACTCTTTCACCTGAACGATATCGAACACTTTTTCACTTCGCATCTGTGGACTATAGAAAATGAATGTAGGTCCACCTGCCCCATTAATCTTAGGAACATCAGGTTCCATATTTTTAATAATAGCAGACATATCTTTAGCTACGCCCGCGATATCTTTTGCCTTAGAGGAATTAATCTTTTCCTCTGTTAAAGCATTAAGAGATATCATTAATCGCTTACGTGCTTTCTTAGCAATACGTAGCTTCGCACCATTGATATAACCTACATCAGGTCTATCATCATAAGTTGAAGTTGAATGTGCGCCTTGACTATAAGCCGAAACTGAGGAAGGACTAACACCGAATCTGTCTGCTAATTCTAGTGCACTCGCTCGACCAGATACTACAGATTCATCACCAATTAGTTTTCTTAATGATTCAGGGACTTCAATATTATTATCACCTCGTCCTTTAGATGGTAGATTAGTTATAATACCTATATCCTTACTTGTGGGCATAGGTGGACAAGGAGACACATTTTCTAACTCTTTATCGAAATCAGAGTCAGATACAATTCCCATTGGCATGATTCGCTCCGTTCATGTGGGATATGAAATCACAATAGCGAAATTATGAAATCACAATAGCATGATTCGTTGAAGCGATAGTATCAGTAATAGTCGTAACACCTGTCAGGTCCAATTCCTTCGTAGGACCAGTCAGTTCGCTACCCTGATAAATCTGAACAACCTGTCGCTTAATATCAATAGTAATTGATGTAACTCCCGCGAGAACTGCTGCTGTAAGCTGTTTCGCCGGACCAGTCTTAGCTGTAACTGTCGCTGTACCTGTTGGCATGTTACTATCTCCTTTTTACTAATATTAATCACGATTTCAGGGCTTCGCCCCCTGACCCTTATTATACACGAAACAGGATGAAAGTCAAGTTTATGAAAGTTCTATAGTTCTAAATGAGCGGAGCGAACTTTTTATATAAATAATTAAAAATATTATATGAGATATTTTATTGTTTTTTTCTGAAATTTTGGGCTAAGTCAGGTGATTGCTACGGGGCAAATTCCATGCCAACTTTTCGTTCAAACTCTGAGCGGTACTCCGGTATGCCTTTTGCTTAGGAAATGATAATGCTACCCGAATTGTAGCCAGTGTCAAAATAATACCCCAAAGAATGTAGTCTGTAAACTACTGATAGGATTGAACTTAGACCTCGTGCCTCGATTCAGGGCAAATCAAGCCCCAATCTATGATGCTTCCGTTAGACTGTTGAGAATATCGACGCGAAAACATTAACAATTCAGCGAGTTCCGACCTCGGGAGTTGGCACAACGGTTGCTATAGTATAGGTTAGTCGAGTTGCTCTTTGAAAACCGAATAATCCCGGACTGGCCTGAATAAAGGACAATCATGCAGACCAAAGTCGGCAAGTTCACGTTCTCAATCCCGGAAGGTCATCCGCAGGCTGGAGAGAAGATTGAAAAGGTCTTCGAATACCAGCTGTGCGACAATGACTCCGAGGCTACTACAACGGTGACTGAGAAGAAATGGTCCGTTGTAGGTATGGTAAACGACATTCTCAAAGCAAACGCCCGCAGCAATGCATATCAGGCCGCATTGCTTCCCTACCGTCCTTCTGAGGTATCCGCCGAGGATATCAAGGAACGAATGATTCGTGACTACATT